GACGATACAGGCAATACATTTGCTGGTATTTTGCAAGGTAAGTACAAAGTGTACATCGATCCTTATGCTGCTAACACAAGTGCTAATCAGTACTACGTTGTTGGTTACAAAGGTTCTTCTCCTTATGACGCTGGACTATTCTACTGCCCTTACGTGCCTCTACAGATGGTTCGTGCGGTTGGTCAGGATACATTCCAACCTAAGATCGGATTTAAGACACGTTACGGCATTGTCGAAAACCCATTCTCACAAGGAACAACTCAAGGACTTGGTACACTCACACGTAACTCAAACCGTTACTACAGAAGAGTTAAGGTTACTAACCTTATGTAAGAAGAAAGGATATAATTTCTTCAATAAAGAGACTCCTTCGGGGGTCTCTTTTTTTATCTAAATATTTAAAAAAAATATAATGACTTCTAGTATATTCAATAAACAAATTGAGAATAGAAACTACTTATCTTCAGTAGGTTTCAAGTTTAATTTATCAAAATATCCTAAAATTGACTTTTTATCAAATAGTGCTAGAATACCAGAGTTATCTTTAGCACTTACAACTCAACCAACATATCTAAAAGATATTGATATTCCTGGTGAGAAATTGACATATGGTGATTTTACTTTAAAGTTTTTAGTGGATGAGAATATGGAAAATTATATGGCAGTTTATAATTGGTTAACAGGTTTAGGATTTCCCGAAACACCAGCACAGTTTAGAGATTTGACAACAGATAGTGCTGCAATGAGAGATCCTAAAGAAGCATTCTGTGATGGAACACTTAGAATATTGAATAGTAATCTAAGAGAAATTGCAAAAGTAAAGTTTCAAGATCTATTCCCAGTTTCATTAACTTCATTAGATTTTGATGCAACTACTTCTGATATACAATACTTTACAGCAGAGGCATCTTTCAGGTATACTATCTACAGTTTGACTAGTTCTTTATGAATCTTGAAAAAATTCAGGAAATGTGGGAGCGTGATGCTGTCATTGATCCCGATAATCTACATGATGAATCATTAAAAATTCCTCAACTACACTCAAAGTATTATACAGTTTATAATACTGTTACTTTGATGCGTGAAAAGGCAAGAGAGCAATATAATAAAACAAGATTAGAAAGACATAATTATTATACAGGTAAAGCACCAGCAGAGGTTTATATTGAAGAACCCTTTGGTTATAAAGTAAGGGAAAAAGATGCTATACAGAGATACATGGAAGCAGATGAGAAGATGATAAAAATAGATCTTAAAATAAGATATTATGATGCTACTTTAAAGTTTTTAGAAGAAATTATTAAAAATATTTCTAATAGAACATTTCAAATTAAGAATGCAATTGAGTGGAATAAATTCCAGGCAGGAATGTAATTATAAATAGTTGATATTTAATGACATCATTAGGGTAATAATGGTAAGATTTTTAGGTAGTAAAGTAAATAGAGGTGCAGGTGGTGGATCTGGTGGTGGTGGAAGCACCAAAATGCAAGAGTTTACTAGATCTACTGGAATAACTACAGATACTGAGAATAATGTAACTCAAGTAGTATATGGTAATACCACTTATAACAATGTTGGATATAATACAGTTGGATTAATAACAGGATTTACTGAAAAAATAGGTGAAAAAGAAATAAATTGGCGTTGTAGTTATAACTCAGCAAATTTAATTACCCATATTGAAGATTTAGCTACTGCTCCAAATGTTAGTTTAGCTAGTACAACTACTATTGTAGATGAAGGTGCTTATCTATTATTTGACGCAACTACTACTAATGTTCCAGCAGGAAGTACTTTATATTATAGTGTTATAGACAATGTTACTTCAGGTCTTTCTACAGATTTTGCAGTATCTGAAAGAACTGGATCATTTACCTTAGTTGGTGTAGCAGGAACATTCCAAGTTAAACCTCAACAGGATTCAGTACAAGAACCTGCTGATAGTTTTAAAGTATTCGTTTATGATGATTCTAACAGATCACATCAGATTGGACAATCTGTAGCGATTGGTATTACTGATAGTCAAAGCCTCCCTCTCCAAACTCCCATTTATGCTAATGATGGAGTATCTTATTATATTACTAATAACAACGATACTTGGAATGGTGTAAAGGTACATAGAGCCTATTCCAATAACTACAATTTCAATGCTAGTGAAACTCCAACTGATGATAATTGGAGTTCATATGTTACTGAAAGTGCTGGAAATGATAAATGGTATATTGGTGCAAACTGGGGAGGAAGTGCTATTCCTTCTAGATGGGGTCAGAAGCATGGAATCTATACCTATCAGAAAGCACAAAGTCCAGGTGGTGGTTATAGCTTTGAGTTTGGTAATAGTGCAACTGGTGGACCTCATACATCAAGATTTTATAGTGTTCGTGGTTCCTCAACACAGGTTAGTGGAACCAGTGCTGGAATTGTGACTACAAATTATAATGATTTTGAATTTGATGCTACTGAATGGAGTAATGGTTATGGTGATGGTTTCGCATCATTCTATTCAGATGGTAACAGTAGTAATCACAAATATCCAGATATTATTAATGCAATTACATCTAATAGTCCTAATTGGAACCCTGATGGACATGGTAGTGGAGATAGTGATGGTGGTATGATTTTATGGAAACCCCCAAAACCAACAAAAGAAGTAATGATTGTTTATGCTAATAACCATTCAAATGATGTCTGTAATATTACTTGTTGGAATGATAATAATGGATCAGTAAAATGGCAAGCACGGTATGGAAGACCTTCAAGTTTCAGTACTGGTGGAAGTGTAGTAAATGAAAACTACACTAGAACTATTATAGCAGAACATACTGACGGATTTGTTTATATCAACAGTGATCATGGCGGAACTGTTGCAGGTGCACTCTACTACATGTATAGGTAATCAATTATGGGAAGATTTCTAGGAAGTACAATTAACAAAGGAACTGGTGGTGGCAGTGATGTTGGATCTATCAAGATGTCAGCGTTTAATAGAGATGGGGGAAATCCAGTAGGTGTTACTACAGATGCCGATAATAATATAACTCAAGCAACATTTGGAGAAACTACTTATGCTTCTGTTGGATATAATGCTGTAGGTTTGATAACAGGATTTAAAGAAACAATAGGTCCTGATACTAAGGAATTTCGTGTAAACTACAACTCGTCACATTTAGTAACGCATATTGAAGATTTAGCTACTGCTCCAAATGTCAGTGTTGCTTCTACTGTATCCTCATTAGATGAAGGTTATCCATTAACACTTAACTGCTCTGCTACTAATGTTGTAGGTGGAAGTACTTTATATTGGGATGTTAAAAATGGTGGTGCTACTGGTCTTTCTACAGATTTCACTCCAAATAATGGATCATTTACTCTAACTGGTAATACTGGTATAGTTACTGTTACAGCAACTGCTGATGGTATAACAGAAGATAATGAAACCTTTAATGTATATGTTTATGATGATTCTGGCAGAACACATCAGATTGGACAAAGTATATCAATAGCTCTCGTGGATAGTGCTGGTGCTGCAGGTAGTGGTGCATCACAATCTGATCCTGTAAATGTAACTGCATGGAACAACTTTGTGTCTAGTAAAACATCAGCAAATGATGGTAAATTCTGGATAAAAGTTGGTACAGATGTATTTCAAACTTGGGTTATCTTCCGTGATGGTGGATGGATAAAGGTTGCTCAAATGAATAATAATAATGATATTATGTCACCATCTGGTGCTGTTAATGTTGGTGGTAGTTGGATTGACGCTGAAATTAATACCAGTCAACATGGAAAATTATCAAGTGCTACCATTAATACCATATCACATCAAAACTTCTTAATGCGTGTTACTGGTTCACCTAATGATAATTTCTTAGCTAGTCGTCAAGGTAGTATGGTATTTAAGTATATTAATAGTGAGACTCTTCCTAACTGGGGAGTAAGTCAAGATCCTACTGGAACATATGATTTATGCTTAGACCATAATAATAGTGGAACTGGAATGGAGATTCTGAGATATAGTTATGAGAGTAGAACATTATGTTCTAACGATGGAAACCATCCAGGTAATGGTAGTTATTGGGTAAGTGATCACAATTATAATGGATCTTGGCAGAACCAAATATGGGGTCAGAGTGGTGCTCCAATATGTTGGACTATAAGTAATAATCGTATTCATACCAATCTACATTGGATGGGTGGACCTTCTGGAAGTAGTGGTAGTAATCAACAGTGGGGAAATAGTGGTAGTAATGCTGTTGCATTCTTCTTACAACCTCAGTAAGTTACCATATAAATAATAAAAAGTTATAGATCAATATCGTGGGAAGATTTTTAGGACTTTACATTAATAAAGGAACTGCTGGTGGTGGCGGTAGTGGTGTAAAGATGTCAGAGTATAATCGATCTACTGGATTGGGTACAGACGCTGAAACTAATAATATAACCACTGCTACTTTTGGTGATACAACTTATTCTAATGTTGGGTATAATACAGTTGGATTAATAACAGGATTTAAAGAAATAATAGGTAATGATGAAAAAGAATGGCTTCTTACTTATGACGATAGACATTTATGTACTATTATAGAAGATAAAGCTGATGCTCCAAGTGCTACTGTAGTAAGTGGAATAGGTAGTACATCAGTTGATGAAGGTCTATCTTTACTATTAGACGTAGATACTACTAAGGTTACAAGTGGAAGTACTTTATATTGGGATGTTAAAGATAGTGCTAATATAGGTCTTTCTACACAATTTGCAGTATCTGAAAGAACGGGATCATTTAGTTTAGTTGGTACAGCAGGAACATTCGCAGTAAAACCTGAAAACGATGGTGTAGTAGAAAGTAGTGATAGTTATTTTATTGCAAATGTATATGACGATTCTACTAGATTTCATAAGATTGGACAATCTTCACAATTTTTAATTAAGGATAATGCTGGTGGTTACGATTGGTCGTTCGCTACTGAGACTCATTATGGAACTTCAGTTAGCTACAGATACTCTGGTGATGGTACAATGCCAACTATGAGTTTGGGTGATGTTACAAATTGGGATATGTTCTACGAGATATATGTAGTTTCAGGTGAGGTTAATAATAGTAGTAATGAGTGGATTATATGTAATGATGGATATGGTTCTACTGGTGGATGGTTATTAGGACATTATGATAATAATACAACTAATGAAATGTCAGTTGCTACTCCAAGTGGTGGATATGCTCATTATATGAATTATAGGGTTCCATATGATCAGTGGAACTGGGTAAAAATTGAATGGCGTGGTGGTAGTAGATTTACTATTTGGCAGAAAACTAGTGCAGGTGCTAATTATACTAATCGAGCAAGTACTACTAGTAATGTACATAGCACCACTAAATGGAATTATATTAGTTTCGGTCAGGGTAAGGGTAGTTCTACTGGTGGTGGTGCTTCAGGATTGACGAATCAGTCATACGCAAAGATAAGAAACTTTGGATTAAATACTAATAGTACTGTTAACTTATAAATATAGGAGTAGATCTATTATTGAAGATGAAACCTACTCCAAGAGAAAGTAAAGTAATCCACGAGAACTATGAGAAGGTTGTGGAGTATCTTATATCAGAACAATATGCACCAGATGCTGCTTCAGCAGATAAAATTATCTCAGGTATGAGTCAAGATTGGTTTGATACCATCGTGGGATAAATGAAATCATTTAATCAGTTTAGAAAAGATCTATCCGAAATGGATAGAAGTGCGGCTGGTGGTCCTGCATTTATTGGTGCTGGTCTTAGGGGATTGTTAACGGTAACAACTAAACCTATTAGAACAATCACTTCTTTTGCTTCTACTGTAGATGATTTTTCAAAAAGAAGAAAGAAACAAATAGAAAAAAGAGATGAACAAAGTAAACTACTAAAAAAGAAAGCAAACCAATCAGATGTTGAAGCTGATAAACTATGTGCTGATTGTGAAAAAGATCCTGATCTAGAAAAACTTGATCGCAATCCACCTGATAATGATAAAGTGGTTGAATTTAAACCACGAAATAAACCTAAAAAATAATACTCTAAATAATCCTACGTTGGTATAGGATTATGAGTCATTTGATTATATCAAAAAAGAATGAGGTGTATCTATACATAGATGCAGAAACTCATGTATATTATGAACTGTCCGATCAGTTTACTTTTGATGTGCCTGGTGCAAAGTTTATGCCACACTATCAAAAGAAGCATTGGGATGGTAAGATACGATTATTTAATATTCAGAAAGGGGAAATATATGTTGGACTTTTAGATAGAATAGTTCAATTTTGTAAAGATCAAGGATATACTTATGAGTTCAAGGATAATAAACATTATGGAACACCGTTTGAGGTAAATCCAACTATCTCTAAAGAAGGTGTAAAGGATTATATGAATGCTATCTCTAAGTATAAACCTAGAGATTATCAGATTGATGGAGTATACGATGCTTTAAGACATAATAGAAAGTTATTGATATCTCCAACTGCTTCAGGTAAGTCGTTGATGATATATTCGATTGTGAGATATTTTGTTGAACGGAAACAAAATACTTTGATAGTTGTTCCAACGACATCACTCGTAGAGCAGATGTATAAAGATTTTGCAGATTACGGATGGGATGTTGGTTCATATTGTCATAAAATATATGCTGGCAGAGAAAGAGAAACAGATTCTCAAGTTATCATTACTACCTGGCAATCTATCTACAAACTCCCTCGCCAATATTTCGAGAGATTCTCAGTTGTGATTGGAGATGAAGCTCACCAGTTTAAGTCGAAGTCACTAGTATCTATAATGACTAAACTTGCTGATGCAAAATTTCGTTATGGTTTTACAGGAACTCTTGATGGATCTCAAACACACAAATTAGTTCTTGAGGGATTGTTCGGACCTTCCTATAAGATCATTAAAACTGACGAGCTAATGAAGAAAGGGCATCTCGCCAAACTGGATATCAATGTGCTTCTATTGAAACACCCACCGAATAAATTTGAAACATTTGAAGATGAAGTTCAATATATTATTGGACATGAGAAAAGGAATAGATTAATTCGTAATCTTGCTTTAGATCTAAAAGGTAATACCCTTATTTTATTTGCAAGAGTAGAAGCACATGGTGAACCTCTTTATGAGATGATAAATAATAATACACTAGAAGAACGAAATGTTTTCTTTATTCACGGTGGTGTAGCTACTGAAGATAGGGAAAAGGTTCGTGAGATTACTGAACAAGAAGATAATGCAATTATTGTTGCGTCTTATGGTACTTTCAGTACTGGCATTAACATTAAGCGGTTGCACAACATCATCTTTGCGAGTCCTTCCAAGTCTCGTATTAGAAACCTTCAGTCAATTGGTAGAGTACTCAGAAAAGGTAATGGAAAGGTAAAAGCAACTTTATATGACATTGCCGATGATATCAGTACTAAATCAAGAAAAAATTACACACTAAACCATCTAATAGAAAGAATTAAAATTTATAATGAAGAAAATTTTAATTATGATATAGTAAATATTCCAATAAAAAAATGATGGAAGAAGAATTTCACGGAATTATAAAATTAATTACTGGTGAAGAAATATTCGCCCTAATCTCCATAGATAATAATGATGGAGATCCTATTATAATGTTACAGAGTCCAGTTATAATAAAAATGTTATCTAGTGGAGTAGGTCAATATGTAAAAATAAAACCTTGGTTAGAATTACCAGAGGATGATATTTTCTTAATTAAGTATGATAAAATTATTACTATGACCGAAACCAAAGATAAGCAAATGATTAGTTTTTATGAAAGATATCTCAATGATGAAGATGTTGATATTGAGATTGCAGGTAAAGTAACAATAAATGAATCAATGGGATATGTGAGTACAGTAGATGATGCTCGTAAGAAACTCGAAGAAATATTTAAAATACCTAATAATAATAAAGAAACCTAATATTATCTCTTCACCCCTTACAAAGGGTATTGTACAGATAAATTGTTACCTTGTCAAGTCAGGTAAATAATGTTATAATATAAACAATTATTAAACAGGGTATATTAATGTTATGGCTAAGAAGAAATCAGAACATTATGTAAATAATAAAGAACTCTTAGCAGCGTTAATAGATTATCGTGCTGAAGTTGCTGTAGCAAAATCAAAGGATTTACCTAAACCCCGTATTAGTAATTACCTTGGATCGTGTTTTTTAAAGATTGCTACACACCTTTCTTATAAACCAAACTTTGTAAACTATATGTTTAGGGATGATATGATCTCTGATGGTATAGAAAATTGTGTACAGTATATTCATAACTTTGATCCTGCTAAGTCAAAGAACCCTTTTGCATATTTTACACAAATTATTCACTATGCTTTTTTAAGAAGGATTCAAAAAGAGAAAAAGCAATTAGAAATTAAGACAAAAATAATTGAAAAATCTGGTTATGACGAAGTTATGGTAGTTGATGATGGAGCACTAGCAGGTAGTAGTTCTGATTATAATACTATTAAGGATAACATTCAGTATAAATCTGGTAATAGATGAAGATAGCGATAATAACGGATCAGCACTTTGGTGCTAGGAAAGGATCCAAAGATTTTCATGCGTATTTCAAAAAGTTTTACGATAATGTCTTTTTCCCATATTTGGAAGAACACAAAATCGATACTGTTATTGATATGGGTGACACATTCGATAATCGTAGATCTATAGATTTATGGTCTATTGATTGGGCAAAGGAAACTTACTTTGATAGGCTCCAAGATATGGGAATAACACTTCATAGTGTTGTTGGTAATCATACTGCTTATTATAAGGATACGAATGAAGTTAATACTATAGATCTGTTATTAAAAGAATATAAGAATATAACAACCTATTCAGAAACAACTTCTATTGAGGTGGGTGGATGCAATATTCTTCTTGTTCCTTGGATTAATGAAGAGAATAAGGAAGCAACTCTTGGATTAATCAAAGCATCACAAGCACCTGTTGCTATGGGGCATCTTGAGTTGAATGGATTTGTTGCTACTGCTGGTCATGTAATGGATCATGGTATGGATATTGATCCTTTTAAGAAGTTTAAGAAGGTTTATTCTGGTCATTATCATACAAGATCTAATGTTGGTAATATCTACTATCTTGGTAATCCTTATGAGATGTTCTGGAACGATTGTGAAGATCCTAGAGGATTTACTATCTTTGATACTGAAACACTAGAACAAACACCAATCAATAATCCATATAGATTGTTCTATAAAGTTTATTATGAAGATCATAACTATAAATTATTCAATACAAAAGAACTGAAAAATAAAATTATTAAACTGATTGTAAGGAAGAAAACAGATCAAAAACAGTTTGAAAAATTTATAGATAAATTATACTCTACTGGAATATTAGAATTAAAAATTATAGAGAATATAGTTCTTCAGGAAAGTGAGGATTTTGTAGCAGAAGAAGATGAGAATACAATGAGTACTTTGAATCGTTATATTGATGATTCTGATTTTGAATATGATAAGAATAGGGTTAAGAGTATATTGGAAAACTACTATGCAGAGGCTTGCGAGGTTGACTAATGTATATTCTAAGTTTAAAAGGAGATTCTGAAGAAGGTGCTTATGCCGTTCTTAATAAGTATGGTGAAAAAGTATTATTTTTATTTCAAGCAGAAGATGATGCTGATAGATATGCTATGCAGTTGGAAATTGAAGAAGATAAAGAATTGGATATTATAGAAGTTGATGATAAGCTTGCAATTGCAACGTGTAGACGCTATAATTATAAGTATGCTGTGGTTACTCCCAATGACATTGTTATTCCACCTAAATTGAATGATAACTTTTAAAAAAATTAGATGGAAAAACTTCCTTAGTACAGGCAATAATTTTACTGAGGTTGATTTTCAACAGAATGCAACAAATTTAATTATTGGAACAAATGGAACTGGGAAATCAACTGTGCTTGATGCTCTTACTTTTAGTTTGTTTAATAAACCCTTTCGTAAAATCAATAAGGGACAGTTGGCAAATAGTACAAATGAGAAAGATTGTCTTGTAGAAGTTGAATTCAGTATTAATAATAAAGAATATATTGTAAAAAGAGGAATAAAACCTAATCTTTTCTTAATAATTGTAGATGGAACTCCTATGCATAAGGAGGCAGATGATCGTGTAATGCAGAAGATGCTTGAGGAGAATATCCTTAAGGTGAATTATAAGTCATTTACTCAAATTGTTATATTGGGTAGTACTAATTTTGTTCCCTTTATGCAACTATCAGGATCAAATCGTAGAGAAGTTATTGAGGATCTATTAGATATTCGTATATTCTCTGCCATGAATACCTTGATAAGGGATAGTATTAGATCACAGAAAGATGAGATTAGAACTTTAGATCTAAGTAAGGATAATATTAAAGATAAAGTTGAGATGCAAACTAACTTTATTAATGAATTAGAGAGTCAAGGTAAGCAAAGAATAGATGAGAAGAGATCTAAGATTGATACTCTTCTGTGTGAGGCAGAAGATTATGTTATGCAAAATGAGCAGTTATCAGATGATGTTGTTGATCTAACTAGAGAGCAAGAAAAGGTAACAGGTGCGAAAGATAAGTTAAAGAAACTAAACACACTTAAAGGTAAGATGTCTAATAAAGTAGCAACACTTACTAAAGAACATAAGTTTTTTACACAGAATACGGTTTGTCCTACTTGCACACAGAATATAGAGGAAGAGTTCCGTGTA